AAGAGGAGATCCTTGTACATTGTTTACTTTTAGTAAACTACCCATCTTAAAGGAAACAGAACTTGCACGTTCGGTTTTAGTATCTCTTGGTTTCTCTACATCTAAAACTTTACCACCTGGAAGATCAACATCATATCCCCTAACATATGCCCTACCTGGAGATAATTTGATGCACATTAAATCTTCACTTGGATCATTATTCTCATCAGTTTTCTGACTTTCTGTGAATAATCCATTAGTTCTAATTTCATCATTCAATGAATTCTGAACATTTACTGTAAATGGTCTTACTGCATAACTTCCTGATTCATCATATGTTCTATCAGCAATCCATTTTTCTATATGAGAATATACAGAACTATTTTGGAGTTTTTTAGTTTCTCCATTCTTAACTCTGAATAATTCTATAAAATTAGTATCATTAAAATCATCAAGTGCTTTTTTAGATAATTTTACTGATAACTTAAATCTATCAGCACCAGGTGCTGCATAGTTTGTAAATCCTTTTGCATTGTCATACAATGATGGATCATCATTTGCATTTATAATTTGTTCTGATATTTCAAATCCAACCCTATATGAAGGTTTGTTTGAGTATGGATCAAGAACTAAAACAGATTTAGTAACATCTACAAATGTACCTCTGATGAAGTACACACCATCATTAACACCAAATGCTGATCCAAGATTTGATGCATTTTCTGGTACTAGTGTTAAAACTGTTTCACCAGAAAGTAATGTAGTATTACCATAAGTAACATTTTCTTCTAAAACAAGAATTTCACCATTAGGGAATTCAGCACTTTCCCCATCAGTTCCAGACTGATTATATTTTACAAATATTGTTGGATCATCTACACCCTCTTCTGGAGGTAAAATATAATTCTTAATTGTTGCAACTATTTGAGAACTCTGTCCTCTTACCCTAGTTCCTTTTCCACCATTATTTGATATTATCGCATTTAAATAAACTGAAACATCAATGCCTAAATGTTCGGAATTTATTTTAGATGAGAAATAAGTGGGATCATAGTCAACATTACCAGGAATGACCATAGATCCTTCTTTGAAGATATGGCTTCCAAATGATTCTACTTGATTTTGTAAAATAGATTGTAATCCAGTAAGTTCCCTTGCTTGAACTGGATGACCAGGTTTAAAAAGTACCTTATAAAAATTATCTGCCTTATCAAAATCATCATAGTAAGGACTTATATTTAAGTTAGTCTTTTGTGGCATTTTTCTTTAGAATTCCAGGATGATTTTAATGTCTTCTTTTTGACGCTCATTACGGGCAATCAAAGGTCTGTTATCGAGGTAAACTATTTCCCCCGATCCTTTATTTATCTCACTATCAGATAACCCTGCATTGAAGTTAGCACCTAAATTGATTAATTTAGTTCCAGATGGATTAGTGGTTATACCAGTAAAACCATAGTCAATGGAACCAGAGAAATTAGATGAAACACCCTTTACTTGATTTGCTGAAGAAGATGATTCAAATTGATATATTCTTCCAGTAGTTGAAATACCTGAATAATCGGTTTGATCATTTGTAGCAGTCGTATAATTTAGAGATCTATCTCTAAAATACTTCAAAACTTTAGTTTCTTTATCGTAAGAAGCAACATATCCAGTTGCTAATTGTGTTGATGCTAAAAGTTGATTAATTTCTTCACCAATTTGTGGTGTACCTGTAATTGAATCAAATTTAAGTGCACCTAATGATGAATATGTATCTTCTGTATATGTAACAGAAGTTCCTACTTTTGTAGGATTTTTTACAATTCCAACCTGTGCAAATTTAGTATCAGTTGGAAAATCTTTAGTTGAATCATCAAATCTTGCATAAATTAGAACTTTATCAGTTCCCAATTCAGTATAGATGTCATACCCATGTCCGAGAGATGGTGGGATAACAGGAACAAGTTTTGCTCTATTAACAGCACTTACTCCACTATTCAGGGTTCCCAAATCAACAAGAGCATAACTATAATCTTTACCACCAGAACTTACAGTAACATCAGTGATTTTGTTATTAACAACATCAACTCTTGCTTTACCTTTAGTTCCATCACCAATTATGTCAACTTCTTGTCCTAATCCATTAGCATATTGATCACCTGCTTTATCAATATAAACATGCTTAATTTGATTTTCATTAACAGATGAATCTCCATTCTCCCTTACTGCTCTGATACCAGAATCAGCAGTAGAACCCCAAGCATTAGGAACTGTAATATATTCAGTTGAGTCAAACTTTATAATATCGCTAGGAGCAACACTAAACAAATACTTCCAAATATATCCATCACCACTAGTACCAGCAGCAGATGGTTCTAAATCTGTAAAAGTTGGTTCATCTTGAGATATATTTCCTAAAGGAACTGCTCCTGTAGAACCATTACTAATACAAACATAAACTCTAAAATCTTTATTAATTACATAATAATTAGAGTCATATAATCTATTTCCTGCAGTTAATGGACTTGGATTAGAAACACTATAGTCATCTCTATAAATTTCATATCTATTACCTGCAGTCCATTCAACTTTACGGATAATTCTTCTAATATTGGCAGAAGTTATCTTCTTACCAAACATCATTGTATCACCAGCATGTGCTCTATCAGAGAAATTATCAACAGGATCAGGTGTTTGACCACTTGTATTCCAGTTCGCTGACCGCCCATATCCAACCTGTCCACCAGGAGTTCCTGCTGGATTGGATAAACCAATGAAAACATAATATGAATTCTTATCAGCTTCTACTGATTCTACAAAATTATTTGCGTTCAGGATTCTAAACTGATCAGTAACAATTGCCGACATGTTTATACGTTACTTAAACTTTTTTTCTTTATTTATAGTGGATTTCATTATGAAAGTCCAAATACCCTAATTGCACCAGTGGATCGCAATCCTTTTAATGCTGTCTCAGTGTAATTCTTTCTCTGAATTGTTGGGAATGTTGTTAACCCTGCGTTAACTGTAAAACCAGTTACCCCAATAGAAATTGGTGATGCAGCACGTTTTACTTCATTACCATATAACCTACCCCAAGATATTCTTCCTAGAGATGTAGTTAATCCAGCATTACCATCATAGAATCCAGTTGTAGCAAGTCCAACGGTATTAGTTGTACTTAAGATATTACAAGTTACTTCACCATTTTCATTACCACTAACAACTCTTGCATGTACTTTATATACATTATCCAAGAATTGAGTTCCAAGACCGATAGTAGATGCATCTGCAGTATCAATTGAAGTTATACCAGTACCAACTTTGGTATCAGTAATCAAAATTGGATATCCAACTTTAAGTGGACTTGCATTCTTATCTGCTCTGAAACAGAACTTAAGTGCTTTAGGCATTCCATTAGTTCCAGATACTACATCAATTGATGTAATTATTCCACTAAATCCTTCTGTAAATTTAATACCAGTAACTCTTTCATGCTTATATGGTGGATTTTCTGCAATAACACTTGGAGGATTTGTTAATGTATATCCTAAACCAGGATTAGTGATATTAACTGAAGTAATTGCTCCATTAGCAACATTAGCAAGTCCTTCTGCAAATGTAGTAACACCAACAGTAGCATATTTTGTTCTAACATCTGTTCCAATACCTACACCAATTGGAGCAGCAATTGAAATACTTGCAGATGTTCCAACATATCCACTACCACCATCAACCACATTTACTGTTACGGTTCCAGCAGTAGAAACATTAGCAGTAAGTGATGCTGGAGTAGTAATTTCACCAGAGGTAATTCTACTATCAACAAAGTTAATAGTAATACCATAACGGTCAGTTGCATCTAAATCTGGGTTATTGAGATCTTCATATCTAAACGAATGTGCATCATCAACAAATATGCCATCCTCATCATCAACACCAATACCAGATGTTCCAGTTAAATTACCAATAATTTTTGCTGTTGGATGAATTTGAGGTTCAATAGATGACCTAGATTTAGCAATTACTTCACCCTTGATAATCTTATCAGTTTTTTGTTTAGTCCATCTAACAGGTTTCTCATTATCCTCATCAATACCCAATCCAGAGTATATGTCAGTTTCAATTAAATCAACACCAAGTAAATCTTTAATAACTCTTTTTCTTTCTTGAGTAACTGTATCAGTGTAATCTGGATGTTTGAACACTTCTAGATTATCACCAATCTTGAGAGTTTCTTCTATATCAACAATCTCAACATCAACTCCCTGTTCTCCTTTATAGAAGAATACATCAACTTTATCACCAATACCAGGTGCTTCTGTAAATGTGAATGTTGTACCACCATTAAACTGGTATGCATACTTAGGAGTCTGTAGAACTCCATTTACAAATATGATTAGAACAGAATCTAAATCAATTTGAGCAGAAACTGCATTAGTCTTATCTTTTTCAAAACTCAATAATTGTCCATTAAAGAATAGTGGGAATCTCCTTCTATTACCATCTTGTAATAATGATATACTGTCGATGAAATCAATCTCACCAAACTGCCAAGCAGAGAAGTAATCTCTAAAGATCTCAATAACTTCCAATTCAAACTGATCTAATGGTTTTTGTAATCTCTTATCATGAACTAAACCAACAGGTCTAAACTTATCACCAATCTTGAATGAATGACCATGTCTAACAGTTTGGAATGTATCTATTTGGAAGAATGTTGATCCAATACCAACTGCTGTTTTAGCAGCACCAACTTCTAGATTCATCAATAAGTTTTCACCAGTAGCAACTGTTAAACCAATACCTAGTCTTGAAATACCTTCAACAGGAACATTTTGATAAACTGGATCTGGGATTTCAATAACTGGATTAACATAATGTCCACCAACCTCATTAATACTTAAATCTAATGCACCACCAGTTCCAGCAGGTGATTTACCAACATTAACTCTAAACCA